ACCAACAACCTATGACGAAGCAGGCATCCAAGACTACATCCAAGAGCAAGAAAAAAGTTACGGCATCATCGGGAAGTACCCCTACGATGCACGGATATTGCAGCACTATATCGCAGAGGGTTCAATTCGCAAGTTGCACAGAGAAACAGGCATCCCGACATCAGCCATCCACTTCTCGCTAAAGAAAAGCAAAAGACAAATCAAAGACTATATGAACAACCAACCATACAAGGTGCTGATGCTTCGCAACGTACCTGAATCGGGCGTAGAGTACCATCGCTGCCTTATCCCTGCACACCATATCGCAGACAACTACAAGCACATCGACATCACGCTAATCAACACAATAGACCAAGCGAAAGCAGATTTTTTTAAGAGCTATCAGTTGTTAGTCATCACAAGGCAGGCATCGAGGTCAATCAACCCTGTACACGTAATCAACACAGCCAAGCAGGCAGGGTGCAAGGTGTTGTACGATATTGACGATTACTGGGTACTGCCACACGACCACGTTCTATACTACGCCTACAACAGAGAAGAATCAAACAGAGTGGTGGACACGATACGAGCGGCAGACTATGTGACCACAACGACATCATACCTTGCAGACAAGATAAAGAACTACAACAGCAATGTTGAGGTATTACCGAACGGCATCAATCCTGACCAACCGCAATGGAGCAGTACGGCAACGGAATCAGACCTTGTGCGTGTAGGATGGCAGGGCGGCATCTGTCACTTGCCCGACATACAAATGATGGCTGATGGGATGGAAAGGCTTCACGATGACTTGTCAATAAATGGCAAGTATCAGATTGTATATGGTGGGTTCAGCAATGGACAGAAGCAGGCATTTCTTATCAACGGCGTGTATGAAGAACGACCAATACCGATGCAGGCGCAGGAATCGTACAAGTACGAAAAGGTATTTACAAACAACTACAACTGCCTATCGCCTGACTATGCAGCCGAGTTAAAGAAATACGAAACGACCAACATCACGACTAACGAAAAGTACAGGCGTATATGGGGCAAGGACATATACAACTATGGCTACCTGTTAGACGAAATGGATGTGTGCCTTGTGCCGCTTAAAGAAAACGAGTTCAACAAATGCAAGTCGCCTTTGAAACTTGCAGAGGCAGGATTCAAGAAGAAGCCGTGCATCGTATCAAATATCCATCCCTATCAGCCGCACTACAACGGCAGCAACTATGTGCCAGTTGAACCTAACCGAAGCCATAAGGATTGGTACAAACAAATCAAGCGAATGATTGAAAGCCCTGCTATGCGTGAGGACTACGGCAATGCGTTATACGAATCAGTTAAACATAAATTTCACATCGACACGGTAAATAAAAAACGTGTACAGCTATGGAACTTCATCGTGAATGGATATTGATATTGTCGCCGTTCATTGCAGCAGCCATCTATCCTGTGAGCAATGTGGTACAGACATTCAAGTGGTTCTTCAATATCAAACGAATGAAGCCCTTTGATTGTACGAAGTGCCTATCATTTTGGGTATGCCTGACATTGGGCATCATCAACCACGTATCCTTTGAAATATTAATACCTTTGTGCTTCACATCGATGTTTGCAGGGTACATCATAACAAAATACATCACCAAGCAATGAACCAATCACAATACGAACGACTAAAGGCAGCGTGGACTACATACAACACGTGGAAAGTGGCAGGCTTCGTATCGGGCGACAACCAATCGCAGTCAAACCTGATGACGATGCTATCCGTACACGTAGAGTTATTCAATATGCCACCGCCTGACCTATCCTGCCCGACCTGCGTACAGGATATGATGAAACGACTATATGAACACACGATTTACGCTACTTATGAAAGCAAACCAGTAAACGGTCGGAAGCGCACAAAATGAATATCACGGCAGAATCACTCGAACTGACAAAACAGATTGCAGCCGCAATAAACAATGAAACCTTTCATCTGCAGTACCATATCTTATTCGACATTGCCAATTCATACGAAAAGGGCAGGCAGTTGAACTATGTCGAGATAGGTTGTTATGCAGGCGGTTCAGCGTGTTTGATGTTGCAGCGACCCAATACGAATGTCATATCAATAGACTTGGGTGGTCCGATACCAAAGGAGCGAGTGATGGACAATGTAAGCAGGTTGAACACACACAACAACAGCTATCAATACATCGAAGCCAATTCACAATACCCAGCCACAGCCAATAGGGTAAAGGAACTGCTAAACGGCGGCAAGATTGACATTCTATTCATTGATGGCGACCATTCCTATGCAGGAGTGCAAAACGACTTTAAGCTATACAGCAAGATAGTATCTGATGGCGGCTACATAGTATTTGATGATTACAACGACCACCTATACAGCCCTGAAGTGCGACCTGCCGTAGATGCAATAAACTTTCAAGAATATGATGTGCTTGGTCAGTACGGCAATGAATTTGTTGTACGAAAAAAAATAAAAACGCAGGCGATATTCACACTGCTATACAATGAATATGAAATCATTGAACGCAGTATGCAGCAGTTGAGGAACACGAATACACTTAACCTGCCCATATATGCAGTGGACAACGCCTATCCATTCCTGACCGTTGAGATGGTTGAAATGCTGAAAAGCAAATACAACATAACCATTATCGGTGAGCGATACAACAGAGGGTTGTCAGCAGGCTATAACGAACTGATAAACACATTAAACTTTGATTTCGCTATTCTATATGACTGTGATTCGTTCCCTGTAACGCAAGGGTGGGATGCGGCAATGATGGATGTGATACAGCACGAGAATGTGAAATACTTATGCCTTATGTTCGACATATGCAGGCGTGAAATGAGTGAGCGTGGCTATCATCAATGGCACTATATGAACTATGAGATATGGCAACCAACGCAGGCGTGTACGCAGTCAATATCGTGTGCAGACTTGAAGTTTTTAAGACATATTGGTGGACTTGAAGAGCCAAAGAAATACTATGGCGGTCTTGAAAGCACTATGTTCAAGCATTGGAACAACATAAACAGAATCGGGTATCTGAATAACTATTTTGAAAATCAGATAAACAACGTGGAAGAGGTGAACCCACTATACAGACAATACAAGTGGGAGTATGCGCATAAAAATTATGATGGCAGTTTCGATGACTTCATAAAAGCAAGGCAATGACATCAATATACGACATCACGGCAGAATTTGAAAGGAAGCTATGCGAATACACAGGTTCACCATATGCAGTGGCAGTAGATAATCAAAGCAATGCCTTATTCCTTGCGTTGATGTATGAAAAGCATATGGGTAAGGTGGTCAACAAGACAATCAGCATACCATCGCACACTTATCCATCAGTGCCTTGTGCAATCATACATTCAGGTAATAAGGTGAACTTCATTGAAAGCGAGAGAATATTAACTGGCGAATATCAGCTTATAGGCAGTTCGGTCTGGGATTCAGCATTGCGATTTACAGCAGGTATGTATCGAGAACATCAGTATCAATGCTTATCATTTACAGGTCCGTACAAGCACTTAAAACTTGGCAAGGCAGGGGCGATACTGACTGACAATTTTTATGCATATAATTGGTTCAAGAGAGCGAGGTTCAGCGGCAGGGGTGAATGCAGCTACCACGTAGATACATTCGAGATGCTTGGGTGGAACTTTTATCTGTTACCTGAAATAGCGGCAAAGGGCGTTCGAGATATGCAGCAGTTCTATAATTTGGATGGCACGGCAAAGGAAATGCCCGACATCAGCTTACCTTATCCTGATTTATCTAAATTCGCAGTATATTATGAATAGCCTTGCGATAGTTGGTTCGGGTGGCTTCGGTCGGGAAGTTGAGCAGTGGGCAAAATATTCGGGGTATAAACACATCGCATTCTACGTAAGCGACAACCTATGCAATAACGAACTGCCACTATCCACGTTGCCAACAGATATGCCAACGGTGATAGCAATAGGCAATCCGACCGTTCGTATGCAGTTAGTGAAAGAGATGTCGAGGAATCAGAACTATGACCGCATCATCCATAAGACAGCGATGACTTCAAGCTACAACAACGGAATGATACTATGCCCTTATGCAGTGATAACCACTAACGTAATTGCGGGCAGGCATTTGCACATGAACTTACATTCAGACATCGGTCACGACTGTGTGATTGGCAATTATGTAACGCTTGCACCAGGCGCACGGGTAAGTGGTTATTGCGTGATAGGTGATTGTGTCTATGTTGGTACAAACGCAGTGATACGTGAGGGCGTACATATATGCGATGGGGTGACGATAGGCGCAGGGGCGGTGGTGTTGAACGATATAACTGAATCAGGTGTTTACGCAGGTGTACCAGCAAAAAAAATAAAATAGAGATGGCAAAGCATAAATACATCAAGACACCTGAACAACTGTGGGAGTTATTTGAAAAATATCAAGAATCGCTTTCAATATTAAAGATACCGCAGTCGCACGTTAAATTAGGAGTAGTTTATTTAGAAGTTAAAGAGCCAATGACATTTGAGGGATTCGAGTGTTGGCTTGCAGATAATGATATTATTCAAGATTTAGGTGATTATTCAAAGAATGATGATGGCAGATACGCTAATTATGCCCCCATCATTACACGTATAAGGAAGAATATCTATTCACACAACTTCAACCGAGCCGCAGTAGGTCTATACAAAGAGAACTTAATAGCACGGCAATTAGGTATGGCAGATAAGGTGCAAGAATCAGGCGACAAGCAGGTAACCGTTAAAATAGTTGATGAATCCACAAGTAGTTACAATCCCGACATTACACCAAGCGCAGAATGAAATCGTAAAGAATAGGCGCAGGTTCAATGTAGTTGATTGCGGCAGGCGATGGGGCAAGTCATACCTTGCAGCACATTTATTGATAATTACATCAGCGAAAAGTAAATATCCGTGTGGTTATTTCACCCCGACATATAAATTACTTGAAAACACATATACGCAACTGCAAAACTTATTGAAGCCTGCCATATCGAGAAAGCACGACAATCAATTTATCGAACTTATTACTGGTGGGCGCATAGACTTCTGGACAATGGACAATCCATATGCAGGTCGCTCACGAAAATATAAAGTAGCCATAGTTGATGAAGCAGCATTTGCAAAGAATTTATGGGAACTATGGACTGAATCAATCAGACCAACACTAACCGACTTAAAGGGCAGTGCTTGGTTTTTATCAACGCCAAAGGGTAAGAATGACTTTTACAAATTATTCGTTAAAGGTCAGGGCGACAATGACTGGGCAAGTTGGCAAATGAGTACATACACAAACCCATTCATTGAACCATCCGAAATAGATGCAGCACGTAAAGACCTGCCTGAAATAGCATTCAATCAAGAATATATGGCTATGTTCAATGAGAATGCAGCCAACCCATTCGGACTTGAACACATCAGAAAACAGATACAGCAGAAAGCAGATGCAAGCAACGTACACTTCTACGGCGTTGACCTTGCTAAGTCGAGCGACTACACCTGCATCGTGGGATTGCATCAGAACGGCAGCATAGCATACTTCGAGCGGTTTCAAAAGGACTGGAGCAGCACCACTGCAATACTGAAGATGCTAATCGGCACTACACCTGCATTGATAGATAGCACTGGTGTCGGCGACCCTATTGTCGAAGAACTGGTCAAAATATGTCCAAACGCAGAGGGGTTCAAGTTCACATCAGAATCGAAGCAGCAGATAATGTTGGAGCTGGCTACATCGGTACAAAAGCGTGAGGTTTCTATTTTACAAGGGGTAATGCAAGAAGAAATGGAATCATTCGAGTACACATACAGCGCACGTGGTGTGCGATATTCTGCACCTGATGGGATGCACGATGATACGGTGTGTGCCCTTGCACTTGCTAACCATTGCAGGCTAACGAAACAATTAAACAAAGTAACTTTATTCCGATGATAAGAATAACCCTACCGACCGACTGGAGCGACATCAGCATAGGCAAGTTCCAAGAGATATATGCGATACTGAAGATGCCTGATGGCTTGGTATTGGAAAAGGACATCAAGATACTTGCAGTGCTAACAGGACAGAGTGAAGAAGTAATCGGCAACGTGGATATGGATGACTATGCCTTTATGATGAATAAAATAACATTCATCAATCAGTTCCCAAGCGCAGACCACATCCCTACGCAGGTCAAGTTCGATGGGGTGAAGTACAACCTGCAGATGAAGATGGAAAAGCTAAAACTTGCGCAGTACATCGATTTGGAGTTGTTGAGCAAAACGCAGGATGAAATCATATACAATATGCACAAGATACTTGCAATCTTTATGAGCGACAGCAAGACATACAGCACTGAAGATATGATAAGGCGAGCCGACATATTCAAGGCGAAGATGACCATTGATGTTGCCTATCCAATCACTGTTTTTTTTTATCTGCACTTCAACGCTTTGTTAGACGCTACACTAAGCTATTTGGTTTCGGAAGCAGACAAACAGACCAAGCAGTTGAAACAAACACTGCCGACAACTACGAGAAGAGATGGAAGTGGTATATTATTTTGGAAGAATTGAGCAGCGACAGGCGAATGTGGGATTACTATTTCAATATGCAGATAATTGAATTTTTTAATTACTATTCATTCAGGCTTGACAAGGCACGGAATGACGAGGCAAAACAAAAGAAGCAATGGCAACAATCCCGAAAGGCATAAACAAATTACAGGCAGAAAGGTGGGCGAAGTTCGAGGCAGCCGACATCGGCATCACGGACACAAGCGACACGCAGGTAATCATACAAGACAGCATCACGGACATACTAATCAAGTTCATCACAGCCGTAAAAAGTCAGGTGCAAGAGAACCTGAATGCGACAAGCAAGACAGGGCAACAGAGCCTATATAACAGCGTGCAGGTGAACGTGGAAGAAACAGGCAACACGGTATCGGTGCAGCTTGTGATGAACGACTATTGGAAGTATGTGGACAAGGGTGTGAAAGGTCGCAAGTCAACGTATCCCGAGAGTGCTGATTCGCCATTCGCCTACCCACAGAAGCCGAAGTCAAGTGGCGGCAAGTTTCAGAACAGCCTTGAACTATGGATTTCGCAGAAGCCGATACAGATACGCACAAGCACAACACAATCGGGAGCAGCAGTACGCAACATCAACAGCAGCATTGCATACGCTATACGCAACAAGATAATTGACAGAGGTATCAGGGCGACTAACTTCTTCAGCAGCGTAATCAACGACCAGAGCATAGCGGCATTACGTGAGGAAACCGAGAAACGACTGGGCAAGAAGTTAGAGATTGCGCTGACCACATTCAAACGACAATAACTTATTTCTATTTAACAATATGGCAATCACGATAATAGACAAGCCCTACACGACCACGCACAACTTCGCACCGACACACAATCCGTGCTTCCTTACCGTATCAGGAACGAACAACGTGCAGACAGGTTACAGGCACATATATCAGATATTCATCAACGGCACATTGCAGGCAACGGTCAAGAAGTCGCCTATGCCGAACGGATATGGAGCAATAGACCTGCATCGCATTGTGGATAGTTACATCAGCCACGACATAGAATATGCAGATACAGGCTTCAACAACTGCCCGAATATGCGTGCATCCGTACAGGTCAAGGTGGGCGAAGAGTACGGCACTACACAGACATTGGACGTGACGAGCGACACATTAAGGCTATGGAACGCATCCATCCCTTATCGTGACTTCATCAACTTTGACACGACCACACGCTGCATCAATCAGAACGCATCGGCAAAGTTCTTAACCACGCCGTTGACATTCAGGCATACACGAGGTTCGTATGCTTGGCTTTATATGATACAAGAGCAAACGAATGACGTGGCAGCGTTATATATAGCGACATACAACAGCGCAGGCGTAGGTCTTGGCACATACAGACTGACCAACACGAACAACACGGTGACAGGCTTAACGAATCAATTCCTGCGAGTACCGATTGGCAGTGGCAACATAGCGAACAATACGATTGTTACCTTAACAGGCAGCACACCGATAATCACTAACAACGTGGCATATTACACGGTCACTGCTTTGGATAGCAGCTTCGACTTCAACAGCCTTACATACACGTATTACATACTGGATGCAGAATGCACATACACGACCTACAACCTTGTGTTTCAAAACAGATGGGGCGGCTTCGATTCTGCGCAGTTCACAAAAGTTTCACGAGAAACAATCACGGTAGAGCGGCAGCGATTCGAAAAGACAGACTACACATTCCCATCAGGCGTGTTCACGCAGAACATCAAGAACAGGGGCAAGACCACATTCCACGTAGAGAGCAAAGAATCGGTTCAGTTGAACTCGGATTGGCTAACGGATGCAGAGTTCGATTGGTTGCAGGAACTAATTACATCACCGATGGTCTATTCGGTTGAGGATGGTGCATTGGTGCCAGTTGAAATCAACACGAACACATACGAGGTGCGTAAGTCGGTCAATGATGGTGCTTCGCAGTTAGTTATCGATATGGAATATGGCTATCAGCAATACGCAACACGATGAGCAGAACGCAATTATATATATCACCTAACAGGCGTGGCACGGTAACATTATCGGCAGGCAGCATATCGGTACAAGGCAGTGGCACGAACTTCACGTCAGCCGACAACGGCAAGACGATAATCTTCAGGACAAGCACAGGCGACATCGAGCGCAAGATATTATCAGCCAACGGCACAACGCAGAGCCTTACATTGAACGCATCCGTGCCGACAAGTCAGAGCGGCGTGTTCTTTTATCTTGAATATGTAGAGGTGGACTTGTACGATGACATTCCATTCACGCTGACCTATAACATTGCAGACATACGCAATCCTGACAAGAGGAACGGTTCATTCAGCAAGACCGTAAGGATACCAGGCACAGACACGAACAACGCACTATTCGGCAGCATCTTCGAGATTGACATTGATGGCAGCTTCAATCCTAACATCAAGGCACTTGCATACATTGAGATTGACACGATAGAGCAGTTCAGGGGTGTGATGCAGTTGCTTCAGATAAACCGCACACGTGACTTTATTGAATACGAAATATCTGTATTCGGTAGCATAGGCAGTTTCTTTAATAGCATAGGCAACAAGCAACTGCGTGACATAGACCTTTCAGACTATAACCACATTGTGAACCAGACCAACATCACTGATAGTTGGTTTACGCAGGTTCAGAAGAACGGCAGCAATTACGACAACTTCACAGGTAGTATAACGACACAATTCCCAAACGGACAGCCAATCGGTGAGGGGTACACCTATCCATTGATATATGATGGCTATGCACAAGCGACAGGCACATCTATAAACTTTGAACTTCCAACGATAAGAGGGGCAGTATATGCGAAGCAGCTTGTTGATTTGATATTCAGTAGCGTTGGATTTACATATACATCGACATTCTTAAACTCACAAATGTTTAAGAACCTTATCATCCCATTCCAACGCAGGGCAAAGCATAAGATACGTGTTCAGATAGAAGTTGAAACAAAAATAAATTCAAGCAACCCGACAATTGAAACACTTGCATTTCTTCAACTTATACATAAACCTGCCTGTACAGATTTAGAGAATATAATTGATTCAATCACAATAGCAGGACTTGGTTCAGACCCTGCTATTACACAAAACATAGACATTGAATTTGAAGTTGAATATGGCGACTTGGTATATCTGCAATTAGACAACACACAATCAGATTCAGGTAATGAGGTTCGTGTTCTTACAGGTGGAAGCATCACAATAAGTTATAGTGAAACAACTGACATATCAGCCGTGTACGGTAATATGGTTGTAAATAAAAACAATACAGATATTATCAATACGCTTTCAGTTGAAAGGGTGCAGTTCAATTCTGTTGTTTCTGATTTAGAAAACACTTGGAGCGTTTCGACAGATGAGCATACGGTATCATTAATAAACTTACAATCTAACCTGCACGCAAACATCAAGCAGGTTGACTTCTTAATGAGCCTTGTAAAGATGTTCAACCTTTACATTGATGTTGATAAAGACGATGCTAATAACCTAATCATTGAGCCATATAATGACTTTATGGATAATGATGTGTTGGACTGGACAATGAAATTGGATAACAGCAGGCAGATTGAGATATACCCGATGGGCGAACTTGACTTCAGGCAGTTTCTTTGGACATACACAAGCGATGTTGACATAGCTAATGAAAAATACACAGCGAAGTGGTCGCAGGTATATGGCGAACGGACTATAAACATCGACAATGACTTTGTTACGCAACAACAAAAAATCGAATTAGTATTTGCATCAACGCATGGCATAGAATCGGGCAGTGTAATTATTTCGCAGTATTTCAAAGGCGACTTCAACAAACCAGAACCATTTGCGCAGAAAATAAGAATATTATCACACAACGGAAAGATTGATATTGCGCCTAACAAGATTGGATTGTTTAAGAAGTTCAACACGTCGACAGGCACATCATATACGTACTATCCGCAGGCATTACACCTTGACGATGCACAACAGCCTACAATGGATTTATTGTTCGGCATACCTAATCAAGTGGGATGGAAGTTCGACAATCCTGCTATATACACAACAAACAATCTATATAACAAATATTGGAGCCAATACATATCTGAAATAACGGATAAGGATTCAAAGATTGTCAAGATGTGGTTGTATTTAACACCGCAGGACATACGTGACCTTGATTTCAGCGTGAAGTATTTCATCGACAATTCCTATTACAGGCTTAACAAGATTGAGAACTATAATCCGATTAATGCGCAGGTGACAAAGTGCGAATTTCTGAAAATCAAAGTAGGTACACCATTCGTTGCAGGCGACACAGACAACCCGATTGATAACCTTGTCAATTACAACCTTGTAATCGGTGGCGTGGATGAGATACGCAACATCGCTGCTGATTCATTCTATAACGTAGTGGTGGGCGGTAAGGATGAAGTGCGAAGCCTTGCAGCGACATCAAACATTCACATAATAAGAGGATAATATGCCAATCAATATACAAGACAGCAAGATGATACAGAAGTACAGCACTGTGACTGGTGTTGTACCAACGGCAGGACCGACAAGCGACTTCACGGATGGAACGTGGACTGCAACGGACATATATGAGGGCGAGATAATGGCGAACGTAGCAGACAGCAAGGTATGGATGCGTATGAATGCAGGCATACGTGAGTTCCTGATTACACGCAACAATTCTGCAACAGGCGACCTATACTATGTAGGGAGCGGCACTTGGCAGCGATTACCGATAGGCACATCGGGGCAGGTGTTAACGGTAAGCAGTGGCGGTGTTCCAACGTGGGCAGCGAGTACGGGCGGTGGCGGTGCATCGGGTGGCGTACCTACGACAAGAACGATAACGATTAACGGCGACACGCAGGACTTGTCAGCAGACAGAACGTGGACAATCGATGGTGGTGTATCTTATGGCGTAGCATCAGGCACGAACACATACACGGTAACCATATCGGGAGTGGCATCATATACAGAGGGGGATGTATATGCAGTTAAGTTCACCAATGCAAATGATGATGATTCGACTATCAACATAAACGGACTTGGGGCAAAGACATTAGTGAAGCAGTTGAATATTCAGGTAACAGGGGGCGACATTGAAGCAGGGCAGCAGTTTATCTTGATATATGATGGCACTAACTTTCAGATGATAGGTGTTGCGCCGAATCAATTATTTGCTTATGTCACCAATGCTGATTCTGTAACTATAAACAAAGGACAGCCAGTATATGCCTTTGGTGCGCAGGGCAATCGAATGAGCGTTAAGTTAGCATCGAATACTGGAGATGCAACTTCAGCGCAAACGGTCGGTGTTGTATTCAGTTCGAGCATAGGTGCTAATCAAAGAGGTTTCATCATAACGCAGGGCGTAATATCGGGCGTAAACACATCAGCTTATACGGCAGGTGACCAGTTATACTTAGGTGCTACGGCAGGCACTTTAACTGCAACGAAGCCAGTTGCCCCGAACCACCTTGTATATATTGGTATAGTAGAACGAGCGAATGCAGGTAATGGTCAGATTTACGTTAAGCCACAGAACGGATATGAACTTGACGAATTGCACGATGTACTGATAACAAGCGCAGCGAACAACGACATCCTGCAATATGAAACGTCATCGGGGTTATGGAAAAACAAGACATTCCCGACATTAACAAGCGGCACGGTCACATCGGTAGCAGTTGCAGCAGGCACGACAGGGAGCGACATAAATATCAGCGGTTCGCCAATAACGACAAGCGGCACGATTACAATCAACATACCCACTGCATCATCAACTAATAGGGGTGCATTGTCATCAACGGATTGGACGACATTCAATCAGAAGTCGGGCGTGTTCATGCACAGAATCGCACCAACGGCATTCAACCCATTAGATGCGACGAATTACTATGCAGGTGACTTATCTGCATCATTGGATTGGGGTACAACGGCGGCGGCACGTAGGCATTATGTAGCTGCATCATTCGAGTTGATTGCGGCATCGATAATGGTCAGGGTAGCAGGTACAATCGGAACTGGTGAATCAGGCACGTTGGCAATAAGAAAAAACAACACGACAGATTACACTATATCAACGGGCGTATTGATGAATGCGGCAAACGTATATGTACAGGCAACAGGGTTATCGGGTGCATCGTTTGTTTCGGGCGATTATTTCGAGTTAAAATTCACAACACCTACTTGGGCGACAAATCCAACAAACGTATTTTTAATTGTAGCACTATATTTCAGATGATAACAGTAAGACTAACAACAGAAACAATACCAAGCGGAGCAGTTCGCAACGTGATTCAATATTACGATAACGACATACTATCAACCGTTGAGGTGCTTGCAGATAATAAGTATGAGGAAGTGCGCAACTTTCAGATTGCAGAACTATTTGAATATTTCAAAGCAGAACTAACCACGCAGCAGTATGTGAATCTAATCAATGCAGTACGCAACCACGTTGATGACTGGCGTATCGGTTCACCACGATTGCGCTTATGGTTCGATAACGGTCAGGATTCTGCTTGGTCAACGAACTTCACGACGAACGGATATGCACAGACGACATATTACACGGTGGCACGTAAGGACAAGGCACTCGAGATATTGCAATTCATTTCTTAATATTTTCTATTTAATGATATGGCAGAAGTAGTATTAGATGTAAAGGTCAACACAGGGGCAAGCACGAATGCGCTTAAGGAAGCACGTCAGGAGATTAAGAACCTAACGGCGGCGGCATTGGAAGCGGATAAGGCAGGCAACAAAGCGCTATCAGATACGTATGCAAAGAAAGCAGCCGAAGCACGTGACCAAGTAAAAGATTTGCAAGAGAAAATCAATGCACTTGATCCGGGAGCAAAGGCGCAGGCATTCGCTGCATTCGGTCAAACGGTGGCAGGTGGATTGACAGCGGCTATATCTGCAACGGCGTTATTCGGCACAAAGAATGAAGACCTTGAAGCTACACTTGTTAAGGTTCAATCAGCAACGGCACTATTGCAGGCTACACAATCTATTGCGGATGGATTGAAGCAGGCGAGCATCATCAAGACTGTTGCACTGACCACAGCACAATCAGCATACGCAACAGTAGTCGGCGGCACAACAGGCGCATTGAAATTGTTCAGGATAGCACTTGCATCAACGGGCATAGGGTTGGTAACGGTCGCACTTGGGGCATTGATAGCCAATTTTGAAAAGGTAAAACTTGCAATACAAGGATTCTTAGACACATTAAAGGACATTCCATTCATAGGAAAGTTTATCGGCACTATTGAAAATGGAGCAAAGAAATTAGTCAACTGGGTAACAACATCAACTGAAGTTGAGAAAAAGCAGAAAGAGGTAAATACAGAACTTAAGAAGACAAAAGAAAATATTGACCTTGTTGCAGGTTCAACGGCTGCATATAACGCAACCATTGCTAACTACAATAAAGAACTTGAAAATACTGTTATTGGCAGTCAGAGGTATTTCGATATATTAAAAAAAATAAATGAAGAAGAAGCGAAACGTGATGCTGCATTAAAGGCAGGCAGGGGTGATGTTGAAATTGGAGGATTAGGAACTAAAACCGTGACAGGTGTCACTGCGCCTGAAAATTCAGCACCAGTGTTGACTGCTGAAGCAATAGCGAACTTCGTCATTGCATCAAAAAAAAGACAAAAGGATGCGACTGAAAAATTAGATGCAGAAGAAATCGCAAATGCACAAAGGGCAGCGGATGCAAAGTTCAGCATTGCACAGAGTGGGTTGAACGCATTGGCATCACTTGGCAACATAGCGATAAAGAATGAGGCGCAGCGTGAGAAGTTTCAAAAGAAAATCGCAGCAACACAGATATTGTTAGATACTGCCATTGCCATATCACAGATGGTTCGTGATGGTTCAAAAGTAGGTGTTACGCCGATTGAAAAGGCAGCAGCCATTGCATCAGGTATTGCATTGGTTGTGAGTAACATTGCCAAAGCAAGTGCCTTATTATCAAAGGCAGGCACATCAACACCACCAACATTGCAGGGCGGCGGAAGCGCAGGAGCAGGTGGAGCAACGCTAACAGCACCGACGATACCAGTATTCAACCCACAAGGCACAATCATTCCACAAGGACAAGAACAAGGGCAGCAACCGATTAAGGCGTATGTTCTTGAAGATGATATCAGCACATCACAAAACAGAATTACAGACATAAAAACAAAAGCACTATATGGATAAGTTCCCAATTTACAAGATGATAATTGACGACAATAGCGATACAGGATTGAACGCCGTTGCCTTAGTTGACCAACCTGCTATCGAGCGGATGTGGATGAAGTTCAATGCAGAGATATTCATCGAGCCACAGGCAGGCGAAACGCAGTCAGAATTTTTAAGCCGCTGCATACCTGCAATGATTGACGAGGGCAAGGAGCAAGACCAAGCCATTGCGATGTGCATCAGTATGTATGAGAATAAAGGGATGTCGGAGCAATTCCAAGACAGCTATGACGACTATCCGAAGCAGGCATCAGAGAATGCAAAGGTGGCATTGCGTTGGGCAGAAGAAAATGGATGGGGCGATTGTGGCACAGCAGTAGGCAAGGCAAGGGCGAATCAACTTGCAAAGGGCGAACCTATCAGCCGTGACACGATTGCACGTATGGCAGCATTTGAGCGGCACAGACAAAATTCACAGAAAGAACTTGGCGATGGTTGTGGTCGGTTGATGTGGCTTGCGTGGGGTGGCGATGCAGGTATCGAATGGGCGCAGCGTAAACTTGAACAAATAGACCGTGAGCAGAAGTTGAAATTTGCAGTGCAAAATGAAGAACGCAGGATAGTAACTGGTCCGCTTATGATTGCCAACCTGCCTATATATCGCAAGGGGGCGGATGGCTTCGAGTTCTATGTCGTATTCGATGCAGCGACTATTGAGCAGCTTGTAATGAAGTACCACAAGGATGGATTCCAACATTCGGTGAACTTGATGCACAACGGTCAGCAGGTAGAGGGCGTGTATATGTTCGAGAGCTTCATCATCGACAAACAGCGTGGCATAACAGCACCGACAGGCTTCGACAACATACCCGATGGCAGTTGGTTCGGTTCGTATAAGATAGAGAATGACGAGGTGTGGAACTTAATAAAGGCAGGCACATTCAAAGGTTTCAGCGTAGAGGGTTTCTTCTTAAAGAAGTTGATAACTGCAACGGATGAGCAGGTCATCAACAAGCTGAAAGATGTGCTAAGTTGAACACCTGTGCAGGTTTTCTATTTATTAGAAACAACCTGCTATGTCAGATATCAAACAATCAATAAAAGAACTAATCGGCGAAGAAAAATTCGCAAAGATGCGCATCCTGTTAGGGCTTGGCGAAGCTATGCCTGAAGCCACAGAAAAAACCAAAGAAGAAGAAAAGATGATGGGCGAGGGCAAGCTGAAAGATGGCACTATGATAACGTATGACGAACTTGAAGTGGGCTATCCGCTTATGGTCGTAACGGAGCAAGGCACTAACCCTGCGCCTGATGGAACGCACGAACTTGAAGATGGCACAAAGGTAACCACAGCGAACGGACTTATCACAGCCATCGAGCCTGTGCTTCCTGCAACACCTGCCGAAACAGAAGCAGGTATGTACCCAAAGAAAGAAGAAGAAGATATGGGCAAGAAGTTAAAGGAACTGATGGATGCTATCAACGCAAAGATGTCTGCTATTGAAACCGAAATCAGCAAGCAACAAGAAACAAACAAGCAGATGTTTGAACTGATTGAGAAGATAGGCGACCTGCCAACAGCAGAACTGAAAAAAGAAAATCAGCAGTTCACCACAGCAAAGGACAAGAAGCAACAAAAAATCGATTCAATACTAACCACATTAAAAACAATAAAAACTAAATAACATGGCATTTTCAGTTTCATCGTTAACGGACTACGTTAACCAAACCAGTAAGGAGCTGCTCACAGCCTTACACTTCGAATCAGAAACCGCTGCATTGGCAAACGTGCAAGTAGGTGTTAAGAGCAAAATGGCTTTGCAAATTTTAACCAACACACCGATTCCACAGTCAGGTGATGGTTGTTCATTCCTTGCATCAGGAACTACTGCATTCACGCAGCGTGAGATAGACGCTAAAGCGGTTAAGTATCAGGACACACTTTGTCCTCGTACACTTGAAGCTAAGTGGACACAGATACTGTTAAAGAACGGACAGAAGTACACCGAATCAGACATACCTGCAAAGATTGTGACTGACATCGTTGAGCAGATTAAGAAGCATCAAGAAACTGCTGACTGGCAGGGCGACACGACTTCAACATCTGCATACTTGTCAATCTATGATGGTTTGACAAAAATCATTAAGGCTGCAACGGGTACGAATGTAGCGACTGCGGTTGCAGGACCAGTGACCACATCAAACGTGCGCACTATCATGCAGAACGTGGTGGCGAAGATTCCTGTTCAGTTGAAAGGTAATGCAGGTGTGAAAATATTCTGCGGATATGACATCGCTGAATTGTATCGCCAAAAGATGTTCATCGACAACTTGTTCCACTTCCCTGTGGGCGGCAATCAGAAGAACATATTTGCTGAAGGTTCAGTACACGAAATCATACCTGTTCACGGTCTTGATGGACTTGGTTCAAACAGCGGTGACAATCCGTTCATCTTTGCGATGGACCCTGACCGCAACTTATTCTTAGGCGTTGACTTGCTTAACGAAGAAGAAGCAGCAGAAATGTGGTACAGCCAAGACGACCAGAACGTGAAATATTCATTCCGTTATCGTCGTGGATGGCAGGTTGCATTCCCATCTGAAATCGTTGAATATTCAAATTCTTAACATCACTTAAAACCACCTTACTATTATGAGTTGTTTACTAACACAAGGTTTCAGTCTTGACTGCTTAGGCGATAATGCAGGTGGTGTAAAAGAAATATATATCACCGAGTTCAATAACGTAACAGCAGTTACAACGGTAACAGGCGCAATCACTGCAATCACAATGGCATCCGGCAAGCAGTTCTGGACATACGAGTTATATTCAGAGCAGGGCGAGGTGTCAGAGAATGCAATCAAGAAGCCCGAGAATGGCACTATTGCGCACGAGCAGTCTGTCAAGATACCGTTATACAAGCAAGAAACGAACAAGCGCAATGAGTTGTACATCGTTGCGAAGAATCGTGTCTGCATCATCGTTAAAGATTCCAATGACAAATACTGGTTATATGGCGAAGGCTACGGCTTGAACCTTATCAACCGTACTGCGACATTCGGTAAGCTAATTGACGACCGAAATGGATACGAATTAGAGTTCACTGGCAAAGAACCACTGCCTGCGAAAGAAGTTGCATCAGGCATCATTGCCGCACTATTGTTACCTGCATAAATTATTTCATAGATTTTGTAGAATGCCCTGCCGTAATGGTGGGGCATTTTTATTTATTACACTTTTGCCAATATTCTATTTACTTATATGATAATAATGCAGAAGAACGGCAATTCAACGGTGGTGGTCACTGCAAGCGAAATGACCGACTACGACGAAACGAATTTCGTTATTCAATTCAAATCGAAGCAGACAAACGAAGTCAATCAGTGCAACGTGGTTGACATCAGCAATTACAGGAAGCGATACAACCTGCTGACGATAAAGGACACGACAAATCCGATTGCAGCGAATGGCGAAGTAAACCTTGACTTAGGCTATCACGAATACACGGTACTAACAGGAGCAGGTCAAGTCCTTGAACGTGGCTTGGCTTTAGTAATTTGGCAACGCAGCACAATAACTGCACATCAAGTAAATAATACCAATACGATATATGAGAAAAACAACTGATAAGGCGAGCCTATATGAGGTGCAACTTGAAGCACACAAGATACCAGTCAACATCGAGCGACCACGTGATGGATATGTGACGTATGGTGAGGACAATCTATATCCGAACTATTTGATTGAACTATACAATCGTTCTGCGAAGCACAATGCGATTGTCAATTCAAAGATTACCTATGTATATGGGCAGGGTGTAGAGGTGCAGGTTCAAGATGCAAGGGTGCAGGCATTATACGACAGCGTGAACAGATGGCAGTCGATGAATGAGTTCACCTACCAACTGATTACAGACTTGGAGTTGTATAATGGTTGTGCGATTGAATGTATATGGAATCGGGCAGGTACATCGTATGAGATGAAAGTATTGGAGTTCAAGAATGTGCGGTCGAATGTGGATGGCAGTTGTTTCTATTACAGCCCACAATGGGCGCAATACAACACGCCTGAAGTCATTGAATATCCTTCATTTGACATAACCAAGCGCAAAGGCAGGCAGATATTTTATTACAAGGTGTATAGACCAGGCTCAAAGGTCTATCCAATACCGAACTACATCGGTTGCATTCCTTACATAGAAACGGATATTGAAATCAGCAACTACCATCTGAACAACATCAAGAACGGATTTTGGGGCGGCAAGGTAATTACTTTCATTGCACAACAGCCGACCGCAGAAGAGATGCGTGCGATAAGTAAGCAGTTCAAGTACACAAAGGCAGGCACGGACAATGCAGGCAAGTTCGTGTTGAACTTCGTGCCGAACAAAGATGCAGCACCTGTAATCGAATCACTGGAACCCGATGACAGCGATACCAAGTTCGAGATATTAAACAAGACCGTGCTGCAAGAGATATTTGTCGGGCATCAGATTGTAAGCCCTATGCTTATGGGTGTACGCGTCGAGGGTCAACTGGGTGGCAGAACAGAGATGCTTGATGCGTATGAGTTATTCAAGAACACGTACGTGAACGGCAGGCAGCAGATTGTTGAAAAGATAATCAACTATCACGCAGAGAACATCACAGGCATATCGAATGCGTTTGCAATCATACCAACTGAACCGATTACACCTGCACAGCAGGAAGTAGCAGCCGAGCAACAACAAGAGCAGGCACAACAGGCACAGGTCAATGATGCGTTGCGCAACCTTACAGGCAGGCAGATGCAGAACGTGATGCGTATCATAAACAAATATGGCAAAGGCGTATTGACGTATGAGCAGGCAGTTACTATGCTGCGTGGTGGATATGGCTTAACCGATGCCGACATCGATATGATGCTTGGCGAAAGCACAATGGATGAATTTGCTAAAGATTCAAAGGATTGGAAGAAGCATCTTGAGATAGCTGCTACATTCGGAATTGATGAGGACAGCGTGACGATTGTCAAGGTGGTAAGGCAACATTTCAACAGCGTATATGAAGCCGAGCAGTTCGTTGAAAAAGACTTGCTTGAAAATAAAATATTGAAGATACTTCAAGAAACACCCGACATCAGCATCGAGAATATTGCAAAGGCGATACGTGAGAAAACAGAGCGCATCAAGAACCTAATCGAACAGATGACCACTGATGGCAGGTTGAAGCAATCAGAACGTGATGGACAGATACTGCGCACGCCAACGGCAAGGGGTACGGATGGCATCACGCCACAGGGCAAGATACCGAGCATCACGACGATGTATCGCTATGCGTTAAGGAGCGATGCGCCACCATTAAGCGCAGGCGGTGAAAGTCGTGAGTTCTGCCAAAAGATGATGCAGCGCAAGAAGTTATACAGCAAGCAGGACATAGACAGGATGAGTGCTATATTCGGGTATGACGTATGGCGAATGAAAGGCGGATGGTACACAGTACCCGACACGGCAGGGTTATTACACGTACCTTATTGCAGGCATACGTGGGAACAAGTTTTAATCATTGATAAATAAGATATAAGATGGTACGATTCATATCAGAAGCAGACCTAAAGAACAACAGCGTATTAAGCGACAACATCGATTACAAGGTGCTTGGTCAGTTGATTGACGATGTGCAAGAACAGCGCATCCACCCGATACTGGGCACGGAGTTGTACAACAAGTTGAAGTCGGATGTCGTTGCAGGTACATTGGCAGGCAATTACCTGACCTTAATGAACGACTACATACAGCGTTGTATGATTGCTTATATACTTGCTGATTCGCCGATGTATATCAGCGTGCGCTACTTGAACAAGGGAATAATGACTAAGGTGAGCGAAACAAGCACACAGGTATCGATGCAGGATGTTAAGGATGTCATTGACTGGTGGCAGAACAGGGCGCAATGGTACGCAGAACGCATAACGGCATATCTATGCGAGAACAGCACCTTATTCCCCGAATATGAGAACGGCAACGATGCAGGCGACGACATACAACCGAACATACAGAACTACTTCAGCGGCATGCTGCTTGACGATGGCGACAATGACTTCATTGATAGGGCAGGCATTCCCCGATTTCAAGAACCATACAAAAAGCGTAAATGGTGAACAAACGGACATCTAACAAAAACATTCAGAAGCTAATCAAATACGAACTAAAGCGTGAAGACAAAGTACAGCATCAACCGACTGATAAGGTCGCTAAAAAGCATAGCAGAAAAGCACAGGCAGATAAATAGCTTCGGGATAGGCAGTCTGTATGATGTGACCTTTCGCAAGTTATTATATGGCGGTATGCCTGACAAGAGTACAATCACATCACAGCCGACCTATCCGCTGATGTGGTTCAATGTCATTGATTCATCCATACAAGGCAGGGCGATGTATTTCAGTTTTCAAGTGATACTTGCAGACTTGGTTACGGATGGGGAGAAGAACGACTTCGAGATATATAGCGACCTGCAACTTGTGGCGCAGGATGTGGTCGGATTATTGAGTAAAGAATCTGCTGATGAAAAAGAGTTCAAACTGGATGAAAGCGTGACGATGACACCATTTGCAGACCGATTCGAGGACAGCCTTAATGGGTGGGTATTGAATATGCGCATCAAGATTGCATACGGATATGAGAACAGTTGCAGCATCCCGACCGTTGATGAATTAGGAATCGAAGAAGTAATTGGCGGCGTGGATGAGGTACGTAATGCAGGGGCAACACAGCCGCAGACCGTTGTTGCAGGTGGCGTGGACTTGGTGCAATACGACAATGACAATTTTGAACAAAACAAGATAAATTCTATTTAAGAGTATGGCAATTTTTACGAGAACAATCAACACGCAGGATAGCAGGATGATACAGAAGCTATCAACGGTGACAGGGCAAGTGCCAACGGTTGCACCATCAGACAACCACGTGGATGGCACGTGGGATTCACTTGACATCTATATCGGTGAGTTGTTTATGAATGCTGCGGATGGAAAGATGTGGTGTAGGACCAACAACGGCATCAAAGAGATATTCGTCGTGCCGAGCAATGCAGCGACAGGCGATGTGTTCTATATCAATGGCAGTACGATACAGAAGTTAGCAATCGGCACCAGTGGTCAGGTGCTTGCAGTGTCGAGTGGTGGCGTACCTGTATGGCAGGATGATTCGGGTGGCACAAGCACATCAGCAGAAGTATTTCAGTTCAGAGATGGTTCACCATATATTACTGCACAACAAGCAGAGGGCGACAATAGTGCATTGACAAGTGGTTCGACAGGCAGGCGTACTCAGCTTATGCCAATATATGTGCCTGTGGATTGTGATGTGGATGGATTTTACACCGAAACAAGGTCATCGGCATCAGGTTCATTGACATCATTCGGCATATATTCATACACGAAGCCGATTGAATCAGGACAAGATTTTCAGTTAATAGGTGGCGCAACAAATGTGGATACATCAAGCACTGCCGTGATAACTGCATCACCTGACAGCCCGATAACATTAACAAAAGGTTGGTATATGTTGGCTATGTTTCGCAATACAGCAGCAGCAGGACAGACATGGCTTCAATTCGCTAACGGCGCATTACTGCCGATATTCGGGTGGAACTCGTTTCAGTTCGGCAACACGATAAATATGTTCTATGAGAATACAACTACAGACCTTGCAGCAGGCACACTACCTGCAACAATAAATGAAGATACAGACCTTGACTATTCGGGCAACTCAAACATCCTTGCATTTGCAATAAGAATCACACCACTATGACGACAACAATAAAGCGTGAAGTAAACCTGATGCAGTTAGTTGCAGTAGCAACGCCGTTACTGCTTACGATGATTGGCGGTTGGATAACAACGCAAAATGAAATCACAAAGATTAAAACAGAAGTAGAGAACATCAAGCAGCAGCGGTCAGCAGACAAGCAGGAGTTGAGAGATGAGATGAAAGAAATTAAAACCGACATCAAAGAGATAAAGCATTTGTTGCTTCAACAGGCAATGAACGATGGAAAGGATAAGTAGGCACATATCGTACAAGGAAGCGACACACAGCCCGACAGCGTTGCGCTATGGCATCACAAACCATCCCGACGATACGATACTTGCTGCAATGAAGTTAGTCGCTGAAAGGTGCTTCGAGCCTGCAAGGGAGTGGTACGGCAAGCCGATACAAATCAATTCATTTTATCGCTCATTCAAGTTGAACCTGCAAGTAGGTGGTTCGACCAATTCACAACACATCAAAGGTGAAGCGATTGACATTGACACGAAAGACAACGCCGAGAATGCACGGCTATATGAATGGATGCGCACGAACTTAATCTTTGACCAACTGATATGGGAATATGGCAACATCAATGGACCTGACTGGATACACATATCATACAAG